CGTCACTCTCGTCGGCCCGCGCCACTCTTTCGCACACCGCTCCGAAATGCGGACACTAATTGGAGGGAATCGGAATGGCTCCACGCGGCCGACCCCCGAAGCCTGTTGAGCAGCACAGACGCACCGGCACCTACAACGCGGCGAAGCACAACCGCGGCGCCCTGGTCGCGGTTGAGGCTGTCGAGCTTGAACCCGTGTTTAGGCCAGCGGCCGACCTGTTCGTGGAAATCATGCAGGCCGGGTCGGCGTGGTTTGCCAAGTCGGACTCGGTTCAGCTGGCGATGCTCCGCGAATCGCTTGAGGAGCGTGAGCGTCTGCTGCCGGTGGCCGAGTCTTCGACTGAGGCCCGCAAGCAGCTGCGTGAACTGAACCGCGAGATTGCGGACTGGTTGACGCAGCTTGGTTTCAATCCGACGGCCCGTGCCCGCTTGGGCTTGGCCGAAGTGAAGGCGGCTTCGACGCTGGAGAAATTGCAGGCTAAGCGCCCAAAGTCTTAGGGCTCGCCGGCTTTCATCCAGCAGGTGACCGACAGGACTCGCCCTTCGTTGACGTCGGCAAGCGTTTGGTAACTGCCGCCGCGCTTGGCGATTCTTGGCCCAAGGTTCTTGGCTTGGGAACGCTTGACGTAGCCGACGGTAAGCCCGCCGATGTCAACTCTGACGGCGTTCTTGTCGTGCGGATTGTTGGGCTCGTGGACAAGTGTTGCCACGCAGAATTGCCGAGCCTTGGCCTTGCCCGCGGCGGCTGCGTTCTTCGCGGCGGCAACGCGCTTGAGGTTTGGGACGTATTGCGATTCCCCGACGACGTCAATGATTCGGCTGTCGTCCCATCGAGTCTTGATGTCCCATCCGATTGCAGCGGGGTCGCCAAGGTCGAGTGGCGCTGCTGGTGTCGGTTCGGGCTTTGGCTTTTTGCTGAATAGACCCATGTTGTCCCCCTCTGCTTAGACCCTACCTCTGGAGCCGCTGCGCATGGCACCCAGGAAGATCCCGGGGTGGCCGCCGGCCATCCTGACCCCTGTCCCGGCCGCGGACATCAAGCGCGGCGACGGGCCGCTCGTAACCGAATTTATCCAGGCACTCTGCCCGCAGGTCAAGGATTCGGTCGGCGGTCGTGCCGGTGAGCCTTTGGTGCTTCGGCCTTGGCAGGCCAAGCTCATGGATCACCTGTGGGCTCGCCGCAAGGATGGTCGCCTTCGAGCGAAGGTCGCCCTAGTGGGGCTGGCCCGCAAGAACGGCAAGTCGGCGCTGGGCTCGGGCATCGCGCTTTATGGCTTGTTCATGGGGCCTCGGGGCGGCGAGGTTTATTCGTGCGCGGCGGATCGTGAGCAGGCGCGCATCGTGTTCGGCTCGGCAAAGCAGATGGTGGAGATGTCGCCTGAGTTGGCCGAGCAGGCGAAGCTGTATCGCGACGCCATCGAGATTCCGGCGACGGGCTCGGTCTACCGAGTGCTCTCGTCGGAGGCGTTCACAAAGGAAGGCTTGTCGCCGACGCTCGTCGTCTACGACGAGCTGCACGCGGCGCCTAACCGTGAACTCTGGGACGTGATGACGCTGGCGCAGGCGGCACGCTATGACGCCCTGACTCTGGCGATCACGACGGCTGGGGTGAGGACTGACAGCACGGGCCAGGACTCGGTCGCCTACGGGCTGTACCAGTACGCCCAGCGGGTCGCGGCCAAGGAGGTCGAGGACGCTTCGTTCTTCGCGGCCTGGTGGCAGGCGCCGGCGGATTGCGACCACCGTGACCCGAAAAACTGGAAGATCGCCAACCCTGGCTTCGGCGACATCCAAGACCCCGAGGACTTCGAGTCTTCGGTGAAGCGGACACCGGAGTCTGAGTTCCGCACGAAGCGCACCAACGTTTTCGTCAGCAGCCAGCAGGCTTGGCTGCCGCACGGCACCTGGGATGAGCTGCCGAAGATGGAGCCGGTGGACGACCGCACCCCGGTCGTCCTCGGTTTTGACGGTTCGTTTTCGGGTGACACGACGGCGATTGTCGGCGTGAGCATTGAGGAGCACCCGCGCGTTTGGCTGGTCGATCTTTGGGAGAAGCAGCCCGGCGACCGTGATGACTGGCGGGTGGACATCGGTGGCGTTGAGGCGCGGATTTTGCAGACGTGCGGCGAGCTCAACGTGGTTGAGGTTGCGTGCGACCCTTACCGCTGGCAGCGCAGTATGGAGGCGCTTGCCGACGCCGGCGTTCCGATTACTGAGTACCCATCGTCGAGCCCAGCTCGCATGGTCCCAGCCACGGCCAAGTTTTATGACGCGGTGGTATCAGGCGCGGTGTCGCACGATCATTCTCCCGCTTTGGCCCGTCACCTATCGAACTGCGTCATCAAGACCGACCAGAAAGGCCCGCGGGTAGTCAAGGAACACCGCGGGTCGCCTCGCAAGATTGACGCCGCTGTCGCGGCCCTCATCGCTTTTGACCGTGCTACTCATCGCCGGGAGGCGGAGCCTGAGGCGCCGGTCGCCGGATTCTTCTCAGTCTAGGAGCCACATTGCGCATCGCCCTCGCCTTGCAGATCGTCGGCTGCCTAGCGCTCGTCATCGGTGCGGCCTTGGTCGTGCCGTGGCTCGGTTTCGTGGTCGCCGGCGTGTGCGCTCTGGCGTTCGGCATCGCTTTGGAGAGGGGCATCTAAATGCTCGCAAACTTGTTCGGCTCTCAGCCGATGGAGGAGCGCAACCTCTCCTATCAGCAGGTTTGGGGCTCCGGCATCGACGTCAGCGGTTTCGCGACGTGGTCGGGCTCAGTCATCAACCAGCAGAACGCGTTGCAGGTCGGTGCCGCCTATGCGTGCGTGCGCCTGCTGTCGGACACGATTTCGACGCTGCCGGTGGATACGTTCATTCGCCGTGACGGGAACCGTCTGCCGTTCCGGCCTCGCCCGGCGTGGGTTTATGAGCCGGAGGGCCCTGGCTCGTCGCGCATTGAGTATTACAAGCAGATTGTCACGTCGATGCTGCTGTCGCATGGCGCGGTGGTGCAGATCCTCCGCAACGGTGTCGGCGAGGTTGTCGCGTTGCAGCCGCTTGACCCGACGCGGGTGGAGATCCGCCGCAACCGCAGCACCAGGATGCGGGAGTTCGTCGTCGATGGCGGCACCGTGGTGCTGCCTGGTGAGGACGTTCTCTACATCACTGAGATGCGCCGGCCGGGTTCGCTCAAGGGCGTGTCCCGCGTGGACGAGCTGAAGCAGACGCTCGGCCTAGCGAGGGCACTCGACGAATTCGCCGGACGCTATTTTTCGAACGGGGCGAACACGTCGGGGATGATCGAGTTTCCTGGGAATTTAACTCAGGAGCAGGCGAAAGACTTGGTCGACGCTTTCGAGGCTGGGCACAAGGGCTTGAAGCGTGCGCATCGGCCGGGCGTGCTGTCTGGTGGCGCGAAGTTCGTGAAGACGGGCGCCGACGGCGAACAGTCGCAGATGCTCCAAAGCCGCCAGTTCGCGGTCGAGGAGGTGGCGCGGATCTTCCGCGTGCCGCCGTCCATGATCGGACTGAACACGCCTGGCGCAATGTCATACGCGTCGGTGGAGCACAACGCCATCCAGTTCACCCGATACTCCCTGACGCCGCTCATCGCTGCCATCGAGGAAGCCCACAACCGGCTGCTGCCAGGTGACTCGTTCCTGCGCGTCAACATGGATGGCCTGCTTCGTGGCGACTCGGCGACGCAGGCTCAGGTCTTCTCGACGGCGTTGCAGGCCGGCTACATGAGCGTCAACGACGTCCGCAACTTGATGGACATGCGTCCGGTTGAGGGCGGCGATACGCCTCGGGTGCCGTTGGCGAACATCGCTGTCAATGCTGCCGACATCGTTGAGGAGCGCGAGCGCGTGGAAATGGCCGCGAAGCTCGTCCAGTCTGGCTATGACCCGACCGCGGTTCTTGCGGCGTTGGGTCTGCCAGCGATGCCACATTCGGGCCTGGCGTCTAACCAGTTGCAGCCGGCCGAGAACGCCCAGGTCTAGGAGGGCAAGTGTCGAAGATGGAAACCCGCACGTTTACGGTTGATGACCTTGAGGTGCGCGAAGCCCCCGAAGGTATGAGCTTCGAGGGATACGCGGCGGTCTTCAACTCCCCCAGCG